ACTCCCATAAACCAAAAAAGAACTTGAAGAGGTCCCACAAGTGGCATAAACAAATATTTACCATTCAAAATTTCCGTTTTTGATTTTTACGGGCGGGGGGTGGTGTCCTTCTTGAGTTTTTAAAAATTATTTTCATACTTAAATATAAAGTTAAAAAAATATTTTTATATAAGATAATTTTTTTTTAAAAAATATTTACTTAAAAAAATAATTATATAATACTAATATATAATGGATATAAAAAATATTACTTTTGAAGAAATAGAAAAAACATTCTACGGCGATATGCCTTTTGGAGAATTTATTCATAAATACTTAATAGAAGACAAAATAACAATATATAAAGTAAATACAACAGATAATAACGGAAAAGAAATAATTATTTTTTATTTTTATGATACAGTATTAAAAATTTATAGAGTTTTAACATCTTCAATATTAACTGATTTAATAATACCAAGTCTTAATTTAATAGCAGATGAACTTTTAGAAAAAGCAAATAATGAAAAAAATAAATTAAGAACTTATAACACATTTAAAGGAAATATATCAAAAAAATCAAAAATTGATGAGGCATTAATTGAGGTATTCAGGAGATGTAAAGGAAACCCTGATTTTTTTGATAAATTGGATACAATAGAGCACGAACTACCTATTAAAGGCGGAAAAGTAATAAATTTAAGAACCTGTATTATTAAAGACAGAACCAAAGATAATTTTTTTAGTTATGAGTTAAAAGTTGAATATGTTGATAAAACCGATTATATTGAAAAAAAAATGAGAGAAATCGCCACAGATGAAAATGAAAAATATGAGTATATACATCGTTTTATGGGTTATTGTTTAACATCAGTCCCAGTTGAAAAAGATAAAGTTTTTATTATTCTAATAGGAAAAGGAAACAACGGGAAGAGTTTATGCACGGAAGGAACAAAAGGCATATTAGGCGATAAATTTTTCGCGAGCATTCCTAAAAGTTTATTTGTAGAACAAAAGCCAAAACCACAAGAAAAGACAATAATCGAAGACAGAATAAAATTATATAAAGCGAAAATAGGCATATGTCCAGAATTAGAAGAGGGAGCACGCCTAAACATTCCAGAGTTAAAAATGCTAACAGGAGGCGATACAATCAACGGGCGATATTTAGGAAACAACAAAATACAATTTAAAAATACTTGTAAATTAGTCGCCTCAACTAATCACGCAGTCCATTTCAAAAAAGAAGAGGCAATTTTAGAAAGAATAAGAATTATTCATTTTAATTCAAAATTTGTAAAAGAACCAAAATTAAAAAATGAGTATAAAATAGATGTAAATTTTAGGAATGAACTTGAAACAACAAGAAAAAATGAGTTTTTTTCGTGGATTGTTCAAGGAGCGATGAAATATTTTAAAATGGTAGATGAAGGGAAAAGACCATTCGACTTAGGACCTATAATGAAAAAAGAATGTGAAAAAGCATTAAATGAGGTTGATGATGTATTAAATTTTTTGAATGAAAACACAATAAAAGACGCTAAAAGTTCCTTAAGTTTTCAAGATTTATATAATAGATTTAAAGAAGTCAATCCCCTCAGTAATACTTCATATAAACGATTTAATAATGAAGTTGTGAGCAGAGGTTATTTTTATAAAAAATCAAGTGTTAATTTTTGGTGTGGTATTAAACTTAAAGATAATGATTTGGAAAAAATAGAAAAATATGAAAACAACGAAAAATTAGAATTAATACAACTTAGAAGCGAAAATAAAAAACTAAGTGATGAGTTATTAGCCATAAAAGAAGAACTAAGATTATTAAAAGAACAGAAAAACATAAATAATATTACAGAAAAAACAACCATAAATAATATTACAGAAAAAACAACCATAAAAAATATTACAGAAAAAACAATAAAAAAAGAAGAAAGCGACAGCGAAAGCGAAACGGACGAATATGATGAGGATGAGATGGACGCCGACTTAATTGAGTATATGAAAAAACCAATAAAGAAACATAACGCCGAGATAATAAAAGAAATTGAAAAGCCGAGAATAGTTGAAGATAAAAAATTAATATCAGTTGATAATGAAGATGAAAAATTAATTAAAACAGCAAAAGAAAAACAAAAGCAAAACCGAAAAAAGCCAAAAGCCGAAAAACTAAAAGGATATAAAAAGTATGTTGAGCCAGAAAGTGATGAAGGGACAGATTATGAAATAGAATTTTTATAATTTAATTTTTTAAATTTTTTTTATATAGTATAATATATATTATATAAATGGTGAAAATAACATTTGGAAAATTTACAATACAATTTTAAATATAAGAGAATTTATTTTTAATAAAAAAATTACTTAAAAAAATAAAATCTATATATATTATATAAATGGAAAAACAAAAACTAAAACTAATTCAAAAACCAACAGAAATAAAAAATAAACATAATGAATTAATAAGAAAAAGAGTGAGATTATACACACCACAAAATGAAAACGGAAGAAATAAGCCAGATTTACCATTAAAGGCTATATCTAAGATATATGACACATTTAAAGAGGAGAACCCCGCCTCAATGATTAGCATATATGGGCAAGGACCGCTTTATACTTGTATTTTTGATACATATAAAAATTTAGTTTATGAATATGAGAATTATATTGACGGAGAAACAACGGAAAAAATAGAGAAAAAATTTAATACTTTTTATTATATTGATGTTGTTATAGACTATTTTAAAAACTAATAATTTTTTACTTTCAAAATTTATTATAAAATAAATTTTTAATATAAGAATATTTTTTAAATAAAAAATTACTTAAAAAAATATTATATAAGTATATTATATATATATATGAAATTTCAAAAAATAACATATTTTAAAAAACAAGATAATTTATATTGTGTTTGTTGTATTGACACTTTCAAAATTAAAACTATTGATTATGAAAAATTCAGCAAAATAAAGAATAAATATATTATGTTAAGTTCTTCAAAAGATGTAAATAAAAAAACATTAAAAGATTACACACAAAACCAATTTTTAAAAGAATATACATTTTTAAAAAATAATAATATTGATATTTTTGAGTATTACTCTTACAGCGGGGCAGTAATACAAGAATTTATAAAACATAAAAGAGGAGACAAAGATAAAGACGATGAAAATAATAATTATACTTATAGTTTCTTTAGTGGTAAATATGACAAAGTATTATATACAGAAAATAAGAAGATGACAAGTCATAATAATGGCGGTTATGTATATAATTATAATGGAGAATATAGCGACGCTTTTACCGTTGATTTTGATGAGTTTTATCCTAATTGTTTAATATCAAGTAAATTTAAATATCCTCAAAATTCGGGCGAAATAATCAATTTAGACTTTTATTCAAAAGATGAAAAATTTAAAAAGCCATTAACAATAAAAGAATTTAAAGAACTTGAGGAATTAGAAAAAACATATAATTTTAAATTTCAACTTGGATATTATAATGTGCATTATATCAAAAATTCAATAGTTGATGATTTAGAAAATAAACAATATGAATATAAAACATTAATATATCCCTATGATTTTGAAGCCTTTTTTATTGATGATTTAAAAAATGAAAATGTTGAAAAAGTATTATATATAAATTATGAAGGACATTATATTTATAATGAAAATAAAACAAAAGACGGAGTAAAAAATAAAAATTTAAGAAGACATAACCAAAAGAAATTAATTAATAATGGTAAAGATTTTTTTAAAAGTTTTATTAATAAAATTCAAAAACTACAAAAAGAATATAAACAACAAAACAACATAAAAAATTATATTTTAAAACGCTTTATTAGTTCTTTTGCTGGTGTTCTTAGTAAAAAGAATTATGAAGACAAAAGATTAAAAGAAGATGAACTAATAAATTATAGTATAAGTCATAATGAACATACGGAATATATAATAATTGAAAGTAAATTAAAAAGAATAAATGACGAAGAAATATTTTTATTTTCATATTTAGATAATAAAAAATCAAGAAAAAAATATAATTTCAGGTTCTACCCTTTTTTAATAGCCTTTAGTCGTCTTGTATTATTGAAAACTGTTCAAACTTTTAAAACTCTTTATTATGAAAAATATAAAGAAGATTTGCAAATAGTAAGAATATATACGGATAGTATAACAGTCGACCGAAATATAGAAGATATTTTTGAAATATATAATAATAATAAAAATTATTATAAAGTAAAAATTGAGGATAAAACCTCGGGGCATTTAATAATATATAATAATAGAATAAAGCGACGGTGTTCCAATTGTGAAGAAATTCATTATAATTCAGTAGACCATATTTGTAAAATTGAAGAATAATTAATTTAATTTTTTTTAGCATTTTAAAAAGTAATATATTATTATTTTTTATTTAATTTTTCAAATTCTTTAATATATTCTTGTAATCCATCTTTTATTAAATTTGTTCTTGGTTCAAGTGTGGTCTCTTTATAATCTTTCCATTTAATCTCATAATATACCCGCCTATTTATCATTTTTTTACTAATAATTTTTTCAACAATATATTTTATATTTTCTTCATTTACTTTTAATAAATCATTTTCATCATATACGGTTTTATCTATGCCCTCTAATTTATACTTAATTATTCCTCTTGGATAATAGAATATATTTATTATTTTTCTTGGTTGATTAAATCTAATATCTCCCGCTCTAAATTTTTTAGTGTTCTGTGGTTGAAATAATGCATTTAATGGAATTTGAGACTTATAATAAACTAAATCATTTAATTTAAATTTAGGTTCTTTATAGTCTTCATTAAATTTTTTTTCGTCTTTTACAATATTAATATTTTTTGGTTCTTTATCTTCATTTAATAATATTCTTAGTTCTGGTATTATTAAGTCCCAATTTTTAAAAATAACGCCTTTTTTAATTTCTTCGTTGCTCATATATAAATTTAGTATTTCGCCAATATTTCTATTAAAAGCCTCTATGACTGCATTTTGTGAGTGCTTATAAGCCATTGATTTTTTATATCCTGTTTCTTTATCTTTAAACCATTTTATTATTTTTTGCCCAAATTCGCCTCCATTATCGCTTGACATTAAATAATATGGTATTTTTAAAATTTTTCTTTTATAAATAGCCTCTAACGCTTTTATTATTTCATCTTGTGTAATACTTTTTAAAGGTTCAAAATCTGCTTTTTTAGAGTATAAGTCAATTATATTTAATAAATATTTATTGCCTTTATCTGTTTCTGGTAGATATAAAATGTCCATCTGCTGGCTCATATTCTCCATTTTTAATATTATATCATCAAATTTTGTATATTTAGCGGGTTTTTGTATTGTAGTGAGCCTTTTTAAATTTCTATCTATATTAAATTTTTCTATAAATTTTTTCATATATAAGAGATTTATAAAAAAAATCTTTAAATAATTTTGATTTAAAAAAATATTATATTACTAATATATATAAATGGAAGTTGAAAATAATAACATTATAGATATAACAGAAACACCTCAAAACTCACCAAAAGAAAAACAGGAAAAAAAAAGAGGACGCCCTAAAAAATATGATGAAAAAACTCGCGAAATTGTAAGAAATTATAACCAAAAATATTATTTAAAAAATGTAAAAAATAAATTAATTCATTGTTCAATATGTAATAAAGATATAACGCCATTATCATTAACACGACACAATCAAAGTAAAGCCCATTTTTACAACTCATTTAAAGAATTGGGTCTAACCATTAGTATAAATATACCCGAAGATTTAAAAAACTTTACAGATGATGAAATATATCAAAGAATTAAAGAAGATTATGAAGCAAATGAACAAAAAGATTAAATTTTACCATAAAATAATATAAGATAACACAGAGGGCGAATATTTGTCGCTTTTACTATAAATATTAAAAGCCCTTGAGTGATAATTAAACGCTTTTTTATCAGCGTATGCTTTATTATATAAATGTTTGTATATAATATAATCTTTATAACCATTAGCCCCAAAATAAATATATTTATGGGTTAAAGGGTCTAAAATTTTTAATTTATATTTGTCTTTATCACTAAAAGACAAAGATAAGAATTCGTAGCCGTATTTTTTAGCGGTATTTTTAGCAATTTTAAGATAATCGTCAGGCTTAAAATTTAAACTTTTCAAATATTCCGTAAATTTCATTAATTATATTATATACTGTATATTATATAAATGAACGAATTAATATTAATATCAACGATTGGAAGCGTTATCTTAGTCCCTTTAATTTTGTTTTCTAAATATATGATTAAAAATGTTAAAAAATGTCGTTGTTGTTGTTGTTCCATTGAAACTAAAGAAAATAATAATAATGAAGAAAATAATAAACAACTATAATTATATATATGGAGCGTTTAAAATTAGTTATAAATAGTATTTTATTTAATAAAGAAATTACAGAAACAGCACGAAAAGAATATAAGAAGACACTTAATGATTTATTAAAAACTTTAGATAAAAAGATTTTAAAAGATTATGTAAAAAATAATATAGAAGATACAAAATTATTAAATAATCCTAAATTGAATAAATTTTTGGTTAAAATAAATATATAAATTTTATATATAAATGAGTAATAAATTATTTAATCGTATTGTTAATTTAGATATGGCGGAAGACACATCCCCGACTCATATTTATGTCGACTTATCCTTCCAAAATTCAAGCAATAAAGCCCAAAATTTAATTTTTGAAGAAACACGCAGTAAAGCATTTATACAGGATAGCGGTCAATATTATCTGAGCGTTGTTCGTTTTCACATAGACACGACATCATTACCAGTTATGATTTGTAGGGTATTAACAGGACAAACAAATATTAATAAAAGCGTTTATTCAATTACAATGAAATATAAAGATATTGTCAATCAAGAATATTTAATATTTAACCCGCAAGATTTGACGGCATCACAACCAAAAAGCCCTCAAGATTTTCAAGACTTATCAACGGGTTATTATTTTTTATATAATTATTCTTATTTTGTTAATTTAGTAAATGAAACATTTAAAAACTGCTTTAATAATTTAAAAACAGCCGTTGAAGATGCCGAGGATACTTTACCGACTAATATACCGCCTTTTATTGTTTATGACCCGTCATCTGGTGAAATGTTAATTAATATGGATAAATTGGGTTATGATAACGCATTAACGGATTATATACAAATATATTTTAATGAGCCTATGCATAATTTATTTAGTTCTTTTGAATTTATTATTAATAGTAAAACAGATATAAACGGAATGAATTATTTATTAAATGTTGTTAATAACGGCGTTAATTTGTTAGATTTAGACACATATACAGCCATTCAATTATATCAAGAATACCCTTGTATTTCTAACTGGTCCTGTCTTCAATCAGTTATTATTTGCTCTTCAAATCTTCCTATAAATCCATCTATTAGGTCAGCACCTACACAATTCGGCAACAATGCATCAGCAACAACTCAACAGAGCATGAGTTTAAATGTATTGACAGATTTTGAAATAGGATTAACCACAGGTAAAGAGATGAAACCCTCTATAAATTATGCCCCATCAATATATAGAATAATTGATATGTTCGGTCATAATGAAATAGACAAAGTTTATATAGAGGTCTATTGGAGCGATATATATAACAATATTTATCCTTTACAATGTAAATATAATGAAAATTCAAATATAAAATTAATGTTTCGTAAAAAATATTTAGGAATTTAAAAAAACATATAGAATTATTTATTATTTTTCAAAATTTTATTATAGTAATATATATTATAATAAATGGAACAACCAGAAGACATTCAACAACCCGAAAACTCGTCAAAACCTTTATATAAGCCCGTTAATGTGCTTGATAGTCGTCTTAATGTAAATGATTCAGTCGTGTTTGCAGTGGAAAAAGGAGCAATGAATAACACATTATATAAAGTCCCCGCCTCATCTAAATCAACATCACAGATTAACTTTGAGACTAAAATCTCATCATTATCTACCGTAATAAGCAGAAAAGCATATATAGAAACGACAATGGTTTTTAAATGTGATAGACCAGCGGGCGATTTAGCAGGTGCAAACTTAAGACCTGTTGAATTTGGGCGTAAAATGACTTTTAACGCTTTCCCTTTCCAAAACGGAGTCGTTCGTAATTCATCTTTAACTTTAAATAATCAAAATTTTTCGTTAATAAATGAGGAGTGCTTAGATGTTTTATTAAGAGCAATTGACCCTCATAAATTAGAAAAAATGGCGGATAATTGTCCCGTAGAATTAAATAATTATGTTAATTTTAATGATGGTTTTGAATATCAAGAGGCGGGCGGTGGTGGGCGTCCTATGCACGATAGCGTTTTTTATAAAAATTCTCGTTATAGTTTCACAACTGAACCAATCGTTTTAGGAGGAGACAATAATTTACCAGATGGAGCATATGCAACAACTCAAATCGTTGTTAAGGTAGTAGAGCCTCTTTTAATGAGCCCTTTTATAATCGACGACACCGAGGAAGAAAGCGGAGTTTATGGAGTGGATACCCTTTCCCTTTCATTTTTATTAAATAATTCGTCAGACAAAACTAAGGCTTTATTATCAACAATAGCAGGCAATAAATACACATTAAGCGAAATAAGAGAAAGTAATTTATATTTAACCTATTTAACACCTCACGCCTCCCTAAACCTTCCAAGCCGAAATATTGTCCCATATTTACAAACAGATGTCAAAAAATACCAATGCCCCGCCGTAGCAATTAATGCTAATGGAACCGTGTCGAGTAATAGTTTTACTCTTAACTCAACCCCTGACGCCGTTTTCGTGTGTGTAAGAAAACAAACAGGAACAGCGAACGCATTGACACCTATTCAATATTTGCCTATTTCATCAGTTAATGTAAACTATGGCAATCGTTCGGGAATGTTAAGCAATGAAGGACCAGACTCTCTTTATCAAAGAAGCAAAGCAAACGGGCTATATATGAACTTTAACGATTGGAAAGGAACAAAGAATGTAATGAGATATACAGCAACAACAACCATCCCCGCGATCGCAGGAGTCGCAGCAGGTGCAGCATTCCCAGCAATAGCAGCGGCTCCAGTAGCGACTACGATTGTCCCCGCAGTTGTTGAAAATGTTAAAACAGTTGGTCCTATCGTGTTATTAAATCTTGCACGCGACGGGTTTATGCAACAAGACAGCGAGGCGCCGGGCTCTATTAGTGGAAATTCTGTCCAAATAACCGTAAATTTTACAAATAACACAACAGCACCCATTGTAGCGGGGGATTATGAATTACATTGCACTTTCATATATTCAGGTTTAATTGTTAATAGCCTTGGTTCAACTAATATGTATGTTGGCATATTATCCAAAAAAGAAATTTTAGAAGTTTCACAAATGAAAAGCATTAATAAAGCCGTAATTTCGCGTCAATATGGGGGGTCATTATGGTCATCTCTTAAATCATATGGTAAAAAAGCGTATAAAATGTACAAAAAATCAAAACCCGCAGTGAGTAAAATTAATAGTGTAATGAAAGAAGTCGCACCAGATAACAGATTAAGCCGTGCTTTATCTTCGGTCGGTTATGGATACTCAGGAGCAGGAACAGGAGCAGGCTCAAAACTTAAAAGCCGTATTTATTAAACATTTTTTATAAACATTTTTATATAATACATATATAATAATGTATAATACAAAATACACAAAAGGAATTAAACAAACTCTTAAAAATACTCAATTAAAAAATATAGACGCTTTAAAAAGGTCAAAATTTATTGATGAGGATTTAAAGTCTGCATCAGGACAAAAAGAGTATAAAAATATTTTTCAATCTATGAACGAAAATAAACCATATAAAGAACAAATTCCAAGGATGGACGGAGGCAATAATATTTTAAATATGGAAATGAAAGAAGATTTAGAAAGAGAAAAGATAAACAACGAATTAAACGGCGGGTCATTTTGGAAAGACTTCAAAAGAGGATTTAAAAAAGGATTTACATCAGTCACCAAACCCGCGGCCTCTATTATGTCAGTGATTCCAGCATTTCAAGCCCCCGCGATGGTATTACACGGGGTGAATAAGGTCGTTGATGGTTTAGGAAAACCACGAAAAGCAAAAAGACAACAAACCGACGCAATGAAAAGAAGAACTCAAAAAGTAAAAGAAATAATGAAGGCTCAAGGTTTATCAATGATTGAAGCGTCAAAATATATAAAAGACAAAAACATAAAATATTAATTTTTTGTATTAATTTTTAATAATTTTATAAATATTATATAAATCATATTTATAAATAAATAATGCCAAGATTTACACCTAATCAATTATTCGCTATTCAAAATAATTTAAATTCAATTAAAAGAAATATGAATAAGCCGTCAAATGTGTCTTTAAATCAATATTTTCAAGATAACAGCGGGGCATCAGTAAAAAGAAACGCTAATTTATTAAAGTTAAGACCCGCACAATTACATAATAAAAATGAATGGGACGGCGATATTATGAGGTTAGAATATACAATTAATAAAGAAAATATGCTAAGAGAACATTACAACGAACCAGATGAAAATATACAAAATTATAATATACCTTTACCTTTAGATGTTCAAAATAAATTATTAAAAACACTTAATAATGTCGTTCGTGAAGTTCAAAAAAGTCTTACAGAGGATAATTTAGCCTCTACATATTTAAACATTGTAAAATTATTTAATGAATTTTCAATATTATATAATACCTATGTCATGCAAATAAAAGACGATAAATCATTCCAACTTACATTTAATGATAGATTAAGAACACTTGAAAATTTAATTGAGATGTGTCTTGAATTAGCAACAGCCCCTAAATATACAGAAAGCCGACGATATGACTTTACATATAGGAAAACAGAATTCCAAAAAGCATTTAAAGATATGAAAATGATTATTAATGAAATGATTATTAATAAAAATATTTCTTTATATTTAGGCGAAAGCGGGCGTAGTAGTCAAATTACAGTCCCAGCCTCAAGATTTACAGGCGAAGAATTAAGACGATTTGAAGAAGAAAGAAAAGACGAAGAAAGAAAAGACGAAGAAAGAAAAGACGGAGAAAGAAGAGACGAAGGAGATGAAGGAGATGAAGGAGATGAAGGAGATGAAGGAGATGAAGGAGATGAAGGAGATGAAGGAGATGAAGGAGATGATATAGAAGATATAAGAGATGAAAGAGAGAACCTAAGAAGAAGACGAGAACAGGAGGAAATAGAAAGAAGACGAAGAGATATCCCAGTCTATGATGATTTTGAAAAAGACGCAGAAGATGGAATAATGGAAAAAGATGACCATATAGAGAATGAGGAACAGACCACAAGGACAAAATATTTCTATAATGTTGTATTTCGTTATTTTCTATTAGTAAATCGCGGACTAACCGAAGAAGATTATAAAGAGTTGGACAAATGGACAAAAAATGATTTTTTGGCAAAATACACGCAAATATTAGAGGAATCGCTACGCCTTATTTTAATAAAGAAACTAAAAAAAGAACAATTTAATGAGGTTTTTGATACAAAACTCCCTAATATAAAAGAAATAACGGAATACATAAAAGTTTTAACAGAAGAAATAAAAAAAATAAAAGAACAAGAAGAAGCCAGAAGAGCAGAAGCCGAAGAATATGACGACGGAGATGAACCAGATGACGCACCACCAGCAGAAGAAACTAAAAGAGGAGAGCCACCAGTAGAAGAGCCACCAGTAGAAGAAGCCCCAAAAGAAACAACAGTCGACGATGTTAAAAAATATTATAATGAAGAAGTTAAAAGATTATTATTTATGATAGGTAATTTATCAATAAATACAATAGAAAAAGAGGGTAGAGGCTTAAAATTTAGTTTAAAATCCCAAAAGTCATTTAATACAAATTTTGAGGTTTTATTTGAGCGTATATTATCTTTCTTTGGAAATAAAAAGGGCGATTATAGAAAAAAGACCAAACTCGGGGCATTTACAAAAGAAGTATTTGACAATTTAGCAGGACAAGAAGCCATAAACAAATTTATAAATAATATTCTTAATGATTACATAAAACATAAAAAACTACCAATAACAAAAACGACAGATTTTGAGGCTTTAAAACAAGACTTTAATATTTTCTTTAAAAATAAAATACCGCCAACCAATGAGACAGATTTTGAAATGTATATAAACTCGTTAGATAGATTACCGTCAATATATTCAGGCGTAAAATATCAAGGTTCAAAAATATCTAAAAAATACCTAATAGAAGCCAAAAAAGCCTTAGATGCTTTAAAAACAAATGGATTTTAAAATTATTTTGTAAATTTTTATATAATTTTTATTATATGTTTAATAAAAATATAAAAGATGTTTTTAATTTGATTACTTACACGGACAAAAATCCAATTTTATATTTAAAAGGTTCAGCACGAAATAAAAACATTAAATATCCTAATGATTATGATTTATATGAAGTTATAGAAAGTAATAAACCTAAAGAAGATATTATTAATTTTTTTTATGATGTAGTTAAAAATATTACAAATCAAATTTTAAAAAAAGATAATGTTTATTTAATTGAGTTTAAATTTGGTATTGATGACGATTTATATTTAACAGACGAACAAATACTAAATAAAAATTATAGAAATGAATTTTATAAAAACAAACTAACAACTCAAGAAATAAACAAAATAAATAAAATTACAAATAAAGAAGAATTATTAAAATATTGTCAAAATTTATATAAGTTAAGATGGACTACAAACGATATTTTGAATAAGTTTATTATGAATAACAATAAAAAAATACTTTTTAATGATGCTTTTAATATTAAATCATTAATAAAAATAGACATAATAGCATTTATTAATAAAAAGTTTATTGAATTTTCAAATATATTTGACATTTCCAAAATTACAGAAAATGAAAAATACACAAGCGAAGAATATAAAGAAAAAATGCTTAAAGATATAGAGAAATATAAAAAACAAAATAATATTTTTAAGGCTCTTAAACGCCGTTATAATTTAGATAGAAAAAACCAGAAAATAATCAACTTTTTTAATTCAAAAACAGGAAAAATTTATCATTTTTATTCAAATTTAGAGACAATTAAAATATTATTAGAAAATTATAAAAATATTTCTACAATTTCAAAAGTAAAAGAAAGCGTTAATTTTTTAATAGAGGAAAACAAAGAATTAAACAACAATATTTTATTAGAACTACAAAAAATAATTAAAACTAAATCAACCATTTCAATTATTAAAATTTTAGATAAAGTAAAAGAACAATTATTAAATATTGTAAATACTGAAACAAAACAATTTTTAAAAGATAATAAAATAAATTTGTAGTTTATATAATATATGAATGAAAAATTTTATTATAGAAGCCCTATCTCAAATATTGATATTAAAAAATATCTTAAGAATGTCAATATAATAAATTATGGAGATTTAGGACATTATGACAAAATAACGGATTTATTACCGAAACAAATTGACGCCTGCGTTATTTTTGTAAAAACAACAACACATTTAAGCGGTCATTGGTGTGCTATTTTACGAAAAAATCAAAATATTTATTATTTTGACGCTTACGGCTTACGCGTTGATAAAAATTTATTTTTTCAAGAAAATTCATTTATTAGAAATCAATTAAATCAAAATATACCTCATCTATCCTATTTATTAAATGATGCTATTAAAAGAGGTTTTAAGGTATTTTTTAATGAGGTAAAATATCAAGATGATGATAAAGCGTTCGGGTCTGCTACTTGTGGGCGTTGGGTTGTGTATAGAATATTAAAACATTTTGAAGGATATACACCTAAGAAATTTAAAAATCACATTAAAAAATTAGTTGAAAAATATGAATTAAAGCCTGATTTTATTATTACAAAGTTAATAAAAACAGAACAAGAAAAATATTAAAATTATTCTAAATCTAACAAATCCTTATTAAAGGATATTTTACCTAATCCTAAAACTTGAGTCGCTTTATTTGCGATATCGGTTGTTGTTTTTGCTATCGTGTGGAAGGTGGGAGACATTTTTTGTAATAACTCGTCTAAGTCTTGCTTTACAAAGTTATTAATATTTGGGTCGTTAATGCCCGAAGAACTTAAAAGCATTAATATAAAATCTTGGCAGTTATTCGTCCGTCCTGCTTTTCCTGTTCCGTCATATGAAAAAAACAAGGTGTCTCCAAATTTACGACGAGCATTATTTAATAAATCTAATAAAGAAAGTTTTTTTAATTTTAAATCTACGCTTGCCGTTTGACTATTTTTTTTAATATATGAACTTTTAAAAGGTGTTATGGTTATTTTTTCATTTTTTTCAATAACAAATTTTTTATTAGGTTCATATAAGTCGACAACTATTCCTAAATGATATAAAGTATCAATATTATATTTATTTTTTAATGTTTGTAGTTTGTTTAAAGATATTATATTAAGTAATTTATTTATAGGTGCTAAAATTGGGGTTCTTACTGCTGTAATACTTCTTATATTATATTGTCCATAATTATATAATATTTTTTTGGCTTCTTCTCTATAATCTAAGGTTATTTTAGTATTAAAAAGGTCCGCTAATGCCCCGCCTTCTAATAAATCAATTTTATTAAGTTTTTGTTTGCATAATTTACAATAATTGTCCATATATAATATATAAATATTATATTTATAACAATAAAAAAATTATTAAAAATATTTTGTAATCATTACATAAGAACTAATATTATTATTGTTTATTTTTTCTATTGTTAATATATAATGGATAATAAAAAGTCATATTATGAACTAAATAAAGACAAAATAAACTTAAGACGGGCTCAAATTGTAGGCTGTAAGGTCTGCAACTGTGCTTTTAGATATGATATGAAAAAATCACATTTTAACAGCAAAAAGCATTTAAAGAAACTTAATTTATTTAAAGAAAAAGAATATATGCTTAATGAAAATTTGGATAAAATAATAGAAGTTGATGAAAAAGATAAATATATATTTATTATATAATTTGTTCGTCAAGTTCTTTTAAAAATAATATTCTTTTTTCGGTCATTATTATTTGAGGGTATGTTCTATAAATTGCCGTCCATCTGCTATTTTTTGATATTGCTTTTAGTTTGTTTATTTGTTTTGTGTTCAATCCTAATTTAGAAGTTAAATAATAATTATAATTACAACCTGAACTTAAATAAATTACTACAATTTGAGCCTCGTTAATTATCCCGCTTGTCTCCTTTCCTTTGGCTATTAAATGAGATGTAATCGCTAATGATGCGTTATCGTGTCTTCCTGTTTCGCCTATGTCATCTCTTAAAGCGACTAATTTTTCTTTTAATTTTTTATCTTTTAATGTATCTATGTCGTCCATAATACATAATGAGTTTTTAAAATCTTGGCTTTCTAATGGTTCAGTTATTAATCTTTCATCAATAACTACATTATTAATTTTCTTTTTTGATTTAATGGATGTATCATCTTTTACTTTTGAAAATAAATATATTTCATTTCTTGGATAAAAATCAATGTAATTATTAATAAAAGAACTTAATAAAGTTGATTTTCCACTACCGCTTGGACCTGCTACATAAATCACAGACCTTTGTGGTTTTCCTACATCATTTTTTGCGTCATTAGGACAAATTTCGAATTTATTATCGTTTTCCATAATTAAAGAGTTAAAATAACTATCTTTTATTTCTTGACTATTTTTTATTTTTTCTTTATCTTCTTGTTCTATTTTTGATAAATATATAAATTTGTTGTTATATTTACCGCCTTTTATTTTTGCTATTTTTACGCCTGAATTTAGATTAAATAAATACATTATTATATATTTATATCATAAAAAATTAATAACTATTTACAATTATTGTAAATGTATTTTTTATTTGATATTGACAACTATCATAAAATTCTAAATTTAAATTTATTTCGCTTGGGTTTGTGCTATTTGTTAAAATTGTTAGTTCGTCTTCGCTCTCATCTGGTCTTATATATGGGTTTGTTGTTTGTATATTATGAGTTAATACGGACCATGTTGTATTATTTCCGTTTAATAAAATACTATATTTAAATATTTGGTTTGCGACTACTGTATTATTTCCATTTGATAATCTTGAAAATAATAAACAATTAAGCGTCCCCTCTATCCACACACTAAATAATAATGACGGAGTTATCCCTGTTGTTTCATTACTAAAATTTAAAGGCATTAATAAATTATTATTACTTGGATTAAATGCTGTTAAATAAGAAAAATTATATACTCTTTGCCATATATTAGAGCCACTATGACCGTCGATAAAACTTGTTATATTGCCCGCTGTAATGACTTTATTATTATCAAATGTTAAATCGGTATCTTCATCAATTGTTAAAATTTTATTAGCAGATAACCCGATGCCTAATTCTCCTAAATTACCGATATTTTTACCGTTCATATATATATCATGTTGTAAGTGGATGTCCTCATTATTACTAAAATAATTATTTAAATCATCTTGTATAACTATATTTTTATCATCTATTTGTAGCCTATATGGAGCGGTATCTGTTAATTTTAAATGATGATTTTGACTATCTTGACTGTCAAAAAAATTTATAATACTTGTTGAAATGCCGTCTGTATCGCTATTATAGACAATTTGCCCGACTTTATTCGCGTTTTCAACTGTTGAGCCCGTGTATAGACTTAAATCATTACTTGAATTTATTCCTAATGTGTATTGACTTGATGCTGTCGTCCCTATTGTGATTTTTTGGAATTCTGCCTCTGTGTCAATGTATGAATTAATATTTTCATTTGTTATAATTGTATCATTTCCTATAAAAAAGTTTGTCCCGTTCCAAGACAGGACTCCATTATTTAAATGAATAGTGGCAGTTGATAAAGTATTTACTCCGTTAATATCATTATTTCCTAATGATATTGTGCTCGTGAAAGTGATTCCGCCATCTTCTACAAAAATAATATTTTGGTCGTTGAATTTTAACTGATTAATATTTATTAATTTATTATTATCTAAATCAAGGTCGCCACTTAGAGGATTTGAAATATTACCATAAGGATTATTATTTAAATTTAATTCGTTATCTTTAATTGTTAAAACTTGGTTTAAATTGTTTTGTGTGTCTTTAAAAGATAATGATGAAACATTATTTATAGCGTGATTATTCGCGTTTAAATTGCTAACCATTGGATTAGTTATTCCTATATCATTAACGATACCATCAACTTTACGCTCAAGATTATTTAATCTTATATTGGTTAAAAAAGAAGACATTATAATTATATATTAACAATAGAATAAATAATAATAAAATTTATAATAATATAAATCAAATTTTTTATATAATGTATATTTATATATAATGTCAAGGACTTACTCAAGAATAGAAAGAGCCCCGAAAAGTGTATTAATTGGCTCAAAAACAGAGGATGTAGTCATCCAAGCCCCAAACGGTCATTTAGTATTGCCCTCTACGACTGACTTCTCCGCGTGTAGTAGTGCTTTAAATTCACAAGTTGATATATCAGGAAAACAAGACGCAAACGCTCGTCTCTCTCAAATTTCAAACCTTGCAGGAACTGAGGGTAAAGTGCTAAAATTTAATGGTTCGGGTCAAATTGTTGAAGCAGATGACAATGAAGGCTCAGGAGGAACTACATACACATTTAACGCTCCACTCACCGAATCAGGTGGCGAGGTTTCTTTAAATCTTGATTATACTTTACAATCTATTGTGGATTTACAACCATACAGCCACGGCGACTTTTTAAGATGGCAAAACTCGGGCGGTTATGATGCTTGGACTAAAAGAAGCAGTGAGGAGGTTTTAGACGATATCAACGCACAAGCCCGTAATAGTAAATTAACAAATATCGCCGAAAGCGAACCTAATGAAAATGATATTTATATTTGGGACGGCTTGTATCTTGTTCCTCGTTCTACTACTGCTTTAAGTTTATTAAAAACTGATGACATAGGAACAACAGTCGCCCCATATAATGCTAATTATTTAACGAGTGAGCAAATAGGCGTTGATGTTGCCCCTCATAATCCAAACTATTTAACAACCTCAGACATAGGTGTTTCGGTTTCCGCACATAACGCGAATTTTTTAACAAGCGACCAAATAGGAACAGATATTCAGGCTCAAAATGCAAAATTAAATAATGTAGCAAATTTAAACCCTTCGGCTTGGGGCGACCTTGTTTTTTGGGACGGTGAAAACATATCAACAGCAACAAAAGCAACATTAAATATCCAAACATACGGCGACAGATTAGAAGAAATGAAAGAATTAATCCCTGCTTCAGGTGAAATTTATTTTTATAACGGTTCAGCCGTTAGTGCGGGTTCAAAAGCATCTTTAAATATTCAAGAAACAAACGCCCGCTTAGACCAATTTATTAATTTAGCGGGTAATCCAAATAAATATATAAAATTCAATGTCGACGGTTTATTAGTTGAAGCGGACGCAACAGCACCGAATAATGTCGTATATACAGACCAAGATAGCAATATATCCTCTACATTAACAGTTAGTAATCTTGTCGTGTCGTCTTATCAACAATGGAAAAACGCAGGACAGGCATCATTTACCGACCGTCGTGTATTTAATAATACAGCCTCAAATGACACGGAGAAATCCATCGCTGAGTATCCATTGCCAAATAATCAACTTGTTTATATTGTTAGTTGTGTTGTTAATGCTTTTTCATCAGGTGGAAATTATGCACAACACGAAATAAAAGGAGTAGTTAATAACGGTTC